CCTGCGACCGATCTACCTGCGGGCCTCGGGCCAACGACTGCGTGATGGTGAGCAGAACAGCAAACCCCTCCGAGACCAGATCTACCTGGCCCTGAGTCCCTTCTTCCCCAAAGCGGCCATCAATCCGGAGGGCCGTGGTCCCATCGCCTCAGCGATCAACTACGCCATCCACCACCGCCTCGATTCCGCCGGTCCGTAAACGCCGATTTTCTCCGCCTCTGGAGCGAGTTTTCTCGCGTCAACTTCAGACTCCACGGCTCGCCACACTGACGCGACATCAGACTCCGATATACACCTACATTCCGGGTCCTTTCGCAGGCGTGGTCGTTTCCAGAATACTCCTACAAGCGTATTGTTAATGTGGCCATGCGCAAGAACACCGTCGACCAGAACACCGAATCCGAGGCGCCGAGCATCCGCTTCTGCATCGTCGAGATGAACCCTGACGCCCTACTGACAGAGCGTGAGGTCGCGGAGTTGCTCGGCTTCAAACCCAAGACCGTTGAGACTTGGCGTTGGCGGGGTGGTGGCCCACCATTCATACGCACATCCGCCAAGTCAGTCAGATACCGATACCAAGACGTTCGGAACTGGGTGATCTCAAAGCGAAGAATCTCAACTTCAGACCAGGGGAATAGGCAGCGCGAGGGGGCGCACGCGAGTGAGAGCTGCTGACAACGACCGACCCGAACAAGTCACCGACTTTCCATTCATCTCGCAATCGTCCTGCCCGGATTGTGGCTCGGCCACGGACGGGGTAGTCAACCAGGCCAACGGTCGGTTCTTTTGCCGCTCCTGTTTCTTCCACGCCGACTACGCCGAGTTTCTCGCCGAGCTCGAACGACCTGCGCCGCTGTCCAACGATCCCGACCCGTGTGCGCTCTGCGACCAGACGGGACGGTCGTTCGATGTTCCGATTCCATTCTCTCTCCAGCTCTGTCCGATGTCGCCGGTCTCCGAGAGGCATCACGGACTCTGGAATCGGGACCGCCAGCGATTCACCTGCCAGCGATGTGGGTACTCCGTGACGGTCACAACGTACGAGCGAGCGCTTGCTGATTTCTATGCCGCTGAGTGGATGTGGAAGCGAGACAGGAATGCGGCCAGATCTGCGATTCGCAAGTTGAAGAGGGCCGTGGGATGAGCGGCCAGCAACTCGCGTCGGTCATTGAGCGGGCCGCAGACTATGTTGATGCCGCTCGTAATGAATCGGAACGTGCGGCTCGCATTCGTGACCTCAACAAGCGTCTGAACGGTGAAGGTCAATCCGAAGGCAAGAAGAAGAAAGAGAAGACCCAGGGTGAGCTACTCCTGGAGATGGTCGCCGACGTTGAGGTGTGGCACACGAGCCAAGGCGAGGAATACGCCACGATTGGGATCGACGGCCACCTTGAAAACCATCCGATTCGGAGCACACCGTTTCGCAAGTGGTGGCGCAATCTGTATTACCGCAGTCAAGGTCGGGCGCCGTCATCACAGGCATTCCAGGACGCGCTGGCCACGTTGGAAGCGAAGGCTCACTGCGATGGTGAAGAGCACATCGTGCATTTGCGATCGGCTGAGCATGGCGGTGCCGTCTACTACGACCTCGCAAATCCGGAATGGGAGGCGGTCGAAGTCTCCGCAGAGGGCTGGCAGGTCGTGCAACTGCCTCCGGTCAAGTTCCGTCGCCCGAAAGGTATGTTGTCGATTCCTCATCCGGTCGCTGGAGGTTCGCTGCGAGATCTGCAGGAGATTCTCAATCTCGAGGAGAACGACTTCATCCTGGCTGCCTCCTGCCTGGTTGCCTACATCCCTCCGACAGGCCCCTACCCGGTGCAAGCCATCATCGCCGAATACGGCGCCGGGAAGACTTTCGCAGAGCGGGTGCAGAAGTCTCTGATCGATCCTTCAGTTGCTCCGCTCCGATCGCCACCGAAAGACGAGCGAGACCTCATCGTCGGCGCATCGAACACTCGCCTTCAGGCCTACGACAACCTGTCCCATGTTCAGCCCTGGCTCTCTGATGCGCTCTGCCGCCTCGCCACCGGAGCGGGATACTCAACCCGACAGCTCTACACCGATGCTGAGGAGATGCTCTTCAGTGGCTCTCGGCCCATCATTCTGAACGGAATCACAGACGTGGTTCGCCGTAATGATCTGGCGGATCGATCCGTTCTGATCTCCCTGTCACCGATACCCGAGACTGGCCGGCGCACGGAGGCTGAACTGTGGTCGAAGTTCGAGGAAGCCAAGCCGGGACTGCTAGGCGCGCTATTCGACGCCGTGAGCATGGGACTCCGCAACCTGCCAACCACGGAACTGGAGTCGCCGCCGCGGATGGCGGATTTTGCCACCTTCGTGGTGGCTGCTGAGCCTGCCATGCCATGGGAATCGGGAGCATTTCTCGAAGCCTACGCGGAGAATCGCCAGACCATCGTCGAGACAGCTCTGGAGTCGGACCTGGTGGCGTCGGCTGTCATGCGATTGCTCAAGCGTGAGGAACGGTTCTCGGGTACAGCCACGGAACTGCTCGAACAACTCGTGGAACTCGTTCCTGAGAAGACCGCGTCGTCGAGGCCATGGCCAAAGAATGCGCGTTCGCTGGCGGAGAGGTTACGGGTAGTGGCACCACTGCTGCGGCGTGCGGGCTACAAGGCGGACTTCGCCAGAGGAGCGAAACGAATCATCAGATTGTCTCGCGGTGAGCCGGATGACGGTGTCCCGGAGATGACCCTGCCCGGACTCGATGAGGAGTGGGAATTATGAGCGTTGCAGCGCAACTGCTGAGCCAAGTGGAGGCGCGTGGGGTGGTAGTCCGAAAGGTCGGCGACCGGCTCAAGTTCAAGCCGCTCTCCAGACTGACGACCGACCTCAAGAAAGAGCTCCGACAGCACCGAGCGGAGATCCTCGAGTTCTGCAATCGCTGTGATCGATGCAAGCAATTGGAGAGCCATGGGGGCATCACGCTTCTTTGCCCTGAGTGTGACTGGACACACCCGAAGGTAAGAGTTCAGCTTGTGTTGGAGAAAGGACCGCTGACCGCCAAGCAGGTCGCCACCAAGACCGGCCTGAGTCTCGAGCATGCCTACCACGAGCTCGGCGGTCTGTTCGACCTTGGCCTAGTCGGCACCGAGGACGGTGGAGATTTCTATCTCATCGAGAGGTGCTGATGGCGAGATCCAAGCGCAAGATCCTGCGACCTGACGACTACCTGCTGATTGAGCAGTTGGCGGCCTGGGGTGCGTCGATGGCGACGATCGCAGAGAAACTCAACATGGCGTACAGCACTTTCAAACTAGTTCTGTCGCGCGACGCGAGAGCAAAGGAAGTGTTCGACACCGGCAGGGGAGCCATGGAGTCGAAAGTGAAGAACGCCCTACTGAAAGCGGCCATCGATCCGAAGCACCCGAAGCAGATCACCGCGGCGATCGCCGTGCTGAAGATGTTCTGGCAGTACACCGACCAGCCGAAGCAGAAGCTGCCCGAGAACAAGGTGGAGATCACGTTTCAACTGCCGGGCGCCATGACCCCGGAGCAATACAAGAAACAGATTCTGGACGTGACACCGCGCAAGGCTCTGAAGGAGGCCGGGATTGAGTCTGAGTGAATCCGCACAAGCGGTGCAGCAACTCCAGATGAGCGATTACCAGCGCGGAATCCTTGGTGTGCCGGAGGAGTTCAACCTGGCCCTGTTGGGTGGTCGCGGATCAGGCAAGACCTACGCGATCATCCTCCTGATTCTGCGCCACCTGGAGCAATACGGAAACGATGCGAGATGCCTCTTCATCCGGCGGTCGTTTCCTGGATGTATGGATTTCGTTGCCACCGCTCGCGGGCTATTCACACAGGTCTACGGGATACAGGCGTCCTACAACAATGCCACGCATGTGTGGAGCCTGCCGAAGGGCTATCTCGAAGTTGGGATGCTGTCCGATCCCTCAGACTTTTCTCGTTACCAGGGGCGGAGCTTCACCAGAATCTACATCGATGAGCTGACCCAATTCCCGGAACCATCCTTGGTTGATCTGCTTTGGAGTTGCCTGCGCTCATCGAGCGTTCCGACCCGATTGATTGTGGCAGCGAACCCTGGCTTGGCTGGACACGCTTGGGTCAACGAGAAGTTCAATTTGGCCGATGCCGCAGATTGGGAGCCTTTCAGTGTGCAGTGAGTCTTCAGGCCAGACCTGGGTCCGTGCGAGTGCGACCCACAAGGAGAATCCGTTCCTGGATTCCAGCTACGAAGAGAACCTGATTGCTGCCACAGGAACCGACAAGGGACTCCAAAGGGCTTGGCTCACAGGAGACTGGTCGGCCGTCGCTGCCGGCGCATTCTTCGCCACTGTTCTCAGTAGTGAGAATCAAGTCGATCCATGGCCGACACCAGAGGATTCCTCGTGGTGGGTGAACGTCGATCGCGAAGGGTGGGAGCGGTTCCTGGCATACGACCATGGGACCAGCGCACCTGCCGTGTGCCACGTCTTTCTGAAGTCTCCTGGCGCCAACGGTCCGGACGGTCGCTGGTATCCACGTGGCTCGCTGATTGTGGTCGACGAGCTCGGCTTCATCGAGCCGGGGACTCTCGACAAGGGAGCGGGACTGACCGTGCCCGTCATGGCCGCGGAGATCCAGAGCATGTGCGACAAGTGGGAGATGCAGGCAGTCGGCGCGGCTGACGACGCCATCTTCTCGGACATTGGCTCAGCGGCCGGTTCCATCGCCACGGAATTCGCCCGTCAGGGAATCCGATTCCGGCGTGCGGGCAAGGGCTCGCGCATCGGCGGTTGGGAAGTGGTCCGGCAGTTGATGTCCAATGCCGGTGCGCTGGATCTGCCGGGACTCTACATCTCAAGGGCGTGTACTTATTTCTGGCGCAGCGTGCCCTACCTCGGGCGCAACCCTCGTCGACCTGACGACCTTGACACCACCGCTGCGGATCATGCGGCCGACAGCGTTAGATACGGAGTGATCGACGCCGGTTGGCGACGACCCAAGAACGTGCCCTTCAGACTGGGCTGACAGGAGAAACGATGGACGATAACAAGAAGAGAGAAATCGCAGCACGGATCGGTCGGACCAAGTCTGAGCAGAACCGTTTTCTGTTCTGGCCGCAGTTGGACTCTGAAGCGCTCAAGGCGACAGGCGAGTACCACGAGAAGCTGACCGGCGGTGTCTATGAGGGATCCCGGAAGACGTTCGAGGAGTTTCTGGAGAAGAAGAGCGAACTCGAGAATGATCCCCGAGCCGAGAAATACGGCCCTGAATGGGTGCGGGACACACTCAAGGAACACTACGAGAATGAGATCGCACCGAAACTCGAGGGCTTCCGCGGCGAAGCCATGAACCAGATCCAAGACGAGGCAGCCAATCGCGTCGGGCTAGCCAGGGCAGCGACTTTGCCCAAGCCGACTGAGGCATGGGACATCGCGGTTGCCATGGAGGACTTGCGCAACATACGAGAGAAGGGGATCAGCGCAAAAGACGTGTTGCGAATGCCCAAGGACACTCGCGCCGCTGTTGCGCTAACGCCGCCCCATCTTTCTGGGCTGGACGATTTCAACCACTCCAATGTCTACAAGAGCCTGGTCGATGAGTCGAGTGGTCCTCTCGCAGAAGCGCACGAGTTCAGCAACGCAGTCAAGGCTGCGGCTGATGCCGTGGACCACTGCGAGGTCGCTTGCGAGTTGGCGATGAAGGGGATTCAAGAATGAGTTTGGTCAGCGCGGTTCCAATATCAACCTCCAGTTGCCGCCCTCAAAGCGTGGCGCTGGCACCGATTTGGTCCCAGGCCGCCCTGGCCATTTTTGGTGTACGGCTGGCCGCGTGCCGTGGAACGCGGAAGTAACTGCCAGACGACGGCGATCGGTCCTATCCCGCCGCCGTCATCGAAGAACCACTAACACAGTAGAGAAACAACGGAGGCCACTATGGGCGAGGCTAGAGACGCATTGAAAGACGCAGCGATCGCGAACAAGAACGGAGTCAGGGGCGCACGAGCTAAACCAGACTTCAACACCAAGAAACTGAAGCCGGTCAAGCCTGGCGCGGGCGCCGGCATCTTCAAGAACCCAGTGAAGCCGGGCAGCGGGCCGGGCGAGTTTGACTCGAGCAAGGGCAAGTGACCCATGACAGAGAACAACGTCAATACACCCTCGCCTGCCTATGACTCGATGGAAGAGGAGCGGACGCTGCCGCGCCTCTTGCTCTACGAGGGACAGCGTGGGCTGCGGGCAAAGGGCACCAAGTATCTGCCGAAGTACGAAGGCGAGACGGGCACCTCAACAGACGCCATGAGCCGGTATGGCTCTCGACTCTCGCGTTCGTTCTTGGTCAACTTCTACAAGGATGCCTGTGTCAATCTCGTCGGCCGCATCTTCGCTCAACGGCTAATTCTTAGCGAGGACACACCGCCGGAGATCCTCTCGCTGTGGGAGAACATCGACGACTGCGGCACCAACGGCGACATCTTCATGCAGCGGGTTGCGCTCGACGCACTGGGCCAAGGTATCAGCTACGTACTTGTCGACTACCCCGGCGATGCGGGGATTGAGAACCTAGC